CTATAGCACTGGACCTGGTATCACAATTGAAGCTTCACCTTCCAACACTGCTCTTAGAATTGATAACGCCTCTGGAGCAGCAGGCACAGCAACCATAACCGGTGACGGCAGCATCACTGCGGCTGGTGATGTCCAGGTAGGCGGCAACCCATACGCTGAAACTGGTGTATCCCTGCGTACAATTGGTCTTGTTAAAGCAGCTAGAGCAGGATCAACTGATGGTCTTTGGGCTGGCTACACCACTGGCACCAGTTCAGCTACAAGTCAGATTTTTGCGGACGGATCAGCCGAGTTCGCGGGCAGCATCACTGCGGCTGGAGCAATCTCTCCTGGTCCCGCAGATGTTGGGCTATACATAATCACTGAGTCTGGTGACAGTGTTCCTTCATTAGTTCCAGTAAATCCGACTAGCCCAACATACAGCAGAAGTTGTCACATAGGGAGCACAGCAAGACCTTTCTATAATGGCAATTTTTCAGGCACCATCACTGCGGGTAGCACCATAATGTCTCAGACGAGTTCAACTGTCTATTCATCGGTGCAGAATAACGGAGCAGTGATTACCCAAGGTTCCGCTAACTTCTTTGAGTCTTACACTTCAGGCGGCGCTGAACGGTTTAAGGTTAGCAATGGTGGGCAAATCTATGCTACTCAGACGACAATCCTAACAACAGGTTCAGAGAGGCGGATTAAAGAAAACATCAAAGCCATTGATCCAAACACTGCTTGGAATACGATTAAAGATACTCCGTATTATGCCTTTAATTTTATCGGAAATGAAATCAAAAGTTACGGTCCAATGGCTGATGAAGTGCCAGAGGAAATGGTTATCAATACAGACCGATCAGATGATGTAGGTGTTATTAGAACCTATGACAATGGAATGCTTCAAGCTAGATCATATGTAGCACTTCAAGAAGCAATCGCAAAGATCGAAACCCTAGAAGCAAAAGTTGCCGCACTCGAAGCAGCCTGATCAACCTCCCTAAACTGTAACCATCACCCCTGCTAACAATGACTGACACCTTTACATGGCACATCAGCAATCTGGATCGGCGTTTAGCTGATGGCTTTATTGAACGTTCCTACTGGAATCTCACTGCCACGCGAGGTGAATTCGTTACTGGTCTAGGCGGTAATGTTGTTTTCACCGAACCTGATCCTGCCAAGTTCGTCCCCTATTCTCAGGTGACTGAGGATCTAGCGATCCAGTGGACCCGGCAATCGATTGGTGATGAACAGCTGGATCTGTTGAATGAACGTCTGGTGAAGCAGTTGGACCTACTGGAGAATCCTGTAGAAGCCAATGGAGTTCCATGGTCTGAGCCTGAACCGGAGGAAGCCGAATCAGAACCAGAGGAGGAAGCTGAATCAGAGGATGGGTGATCTGCTACGCAGAAATTCCTGCCACAGGCCGGTGTATAAACCATCGGTCCTGCCTGATTTCTGATACAGCATCTCCATGAATAAAGCCTTGTTGTGTTCTGCCTTTGGATCCCAGTTCTGGAGATAATCGGTCTGCATCAGGTGTTGATCGTGCCTATCCAGAATAGGGGAAACCTCACTCGTTCACCGGATATTTCGGCGCTACCCTCTGATTGAATCATCATTACCCATGACGACAGCTCCCTGCACCAAGCCTCAGCTCATCGAAGCCGTTAACTCATTTGGTAAGGCTATGCAGGTTCAGGATCCAAAGCTTATGCAGTTTGCAGCTAAAGAGCTGAACGATCTCATGGATACTCTGGAATTCAGCTCCGAGCCCGAAGCACCTGCCGAAGAACCTCAGGCATAAGCGTGAGCAATTTCAGCTTGCCTCCTACGAACTAGGCCGAGCATCCGACCGCTGCCTCCATTTACCCAGCGAGGCAGCTCTTCTTTGAGCACGATCTTTTTATTTTCCCCGGCATTGAGCCGCCGCCGCAGCGTCGAATCAGCAACGGCTCCTTCGCCCACATTGAAGCACCAACTAACCAGGGCATCGAATTCGCCCTGCGTGAGGTTTGGCGTGATCAAATCAGTAATCGCAGCCTCAAATTTACCGAGATCGGATTTTAGGTAAGCCAGTGCCTGCTCTTCTGTGATCCGATCACCCATTTTCACTCCGCCAGTGTGACCTATTCCTATCGTGATGGGCTCGCCACCAGTACCCGGATCAGGATATGCGTCAAGTCTGAGCCCCTCAAATCTCTTGACAAGTGCGATACCCGAATCGGACATGCTCATTTCTTGCTCCAAAACGGGTGACTCCTCTGGCCCACTGCGATATCGCCAAGCAAATTCCTCTACCAGATCAGGATGGAGCTGCCCTTGCAACCAATCCCAGGCATGTGCCTGCCAATCCTGTTCCCTGTAGTAGAAGGCTGCATCTTTTAGCTGAATTGGTGTGGACATCAGCTGAACACCCAACCCCAGCCACCACCGATATCAAATCGAGGCAACAGATTATTCCAGGCATAGATTTCGTCTTTCCCGTCCTCGGGACCAGTCCCCAGCCAGACCCCCCGCTCAAGATCAAGGGATCCAAACGGGTCGTGAACAAGCGCCGCTGTATCGGTCACGCCCCGTAAAGTTATGTAATGCCCACCGCCACGGGGGCCATTCGCTAACGAGCCGTGATGCAAGATCCCAATCGCACAGGGGCATCCGTGCTCGATTTCACTAATCAAATCAGCTTTCCCGAGATCGGTCCTAAACCGCCCATCCACCCGCAACTCCCTCAGGGCCTGCTGGTGTGATGATTGCAATGTGGTATCACCGTATTTCTGAACCACCCTCAGATAATCCAAATCATCGTCAATACCGTTCACCCCAAGAAAATTCAGACACATCGCAATCGAGCTGGTTTGACACTGTCGCCACCCAGTCGGCCCATTATCGGTCTGATAGAAATACTTAACGTCCAGCACTTTATCAGGGACTGATTCTCGGTATTTCTTAACCCAAGCAGCATTTACAGATAACAACGAGGACGGCATTAGTTCCTCCAGCATCCGCACCGCTTCTACCTGATGAGGTGCTTCTGGGTTGCCCTTGTAGTAGCGAAAAAATGGCTCTAGTTGAATGCCCATACTCGTCCATTTCATACTCGAATTATAGAGAGCTAGGTATGATGACCATAACAACGACGGTCAACGTCTTAGCTCTCTTACGAAATGATCGAAATTGTAGCCGGTATCGTCGGCGTGGCATTTGGCGCGACTTTGCAATCGTGGTCTGCCGCCAATGACCGTTATAGATCAGGACGTGATGCAGTGGTAAAACTAACGACAGCCGTCGAACATCTAGCCGAAAAGTTCGACGACATGCATGAAGATTTTAAAGCCGACCGTGCGGAATATTTCAAGCGATTGAACGAGATAGAGCAACGAGTAGCGAAATTAGAAGCACGCTCTGTTGGTTGGAACTAATTACTGTTTAGCCTTACCGATATTCAAGGCCAGAATTTCTAACGCCTTATACACTTTGGACAACATCTTGTCGTCTTTTTCGGTCGGTGTAACAGCACAGATGATACTTGCTATTGCGTGAGCTGCAAAAAGAGCTTCTACGATTTGAGTGATTTTCAAAGGTTGTATTGCAGTCAGTTCATATTAGGCAGCGTACACAGGGATTTATACGACCACCGAATAATAGATAAACCATCCATCCTTCTCCAGGGCAACACGAGTGAACCCCGCTTCCTCTTTAGGCACGTCTTCGACTTTAGAAACCCCTTGCCTGTAGCAATAAAACCGAGCTATACCGACCATATTTTCCGTGGGGGAGTTCCACCCGTAGGTGAAAAGACAGCCCCATCAGAGCAATCCAACAGAAAAGATCCAGTTGCCCGATCAATACCCAGATCCCCATTGAACCGAAACGACAGAAAATCAACCCCCGAGATCGGTATCCCTTTCAGCCGAAAACACTCAGAGGATTCTGCGCTGAAGACGAGCTCCGATCCCCAGAGCTCCTCGACTCTGACCGCTTGGGCAAGAGCATGAGCGCTCAGCCCAGCAATACGTGCAGCAGGGATAGAGCAACCATCCGTGGGAGGACATACCGGACATTCCTCCACTGCTGCCTCCGGCTGCTTTTTCGTAGGCGGACTAGGTCGGCCACCAGAGCTGCCACGACTGCTTTTTGCGATCTTACGAGTCATGGGCTGGCCACTACTAGATCCATCTTAAGTATGGAGCCAAAGTGGAGCCAACTTATACAGTCTTGCCTCAGATCGCTTGCACTGGAAGGGTGAGCGCTAGTTTCAGGTACTAGTGGCAGCAATGTCGTGGGAGTTCAAGTCTCCCCATCCGCACTAGAAAAAATAAGCGATACCAAGGCTTGTGAAGGCCCTGCCCACCTCTGGTGACACTGCGCACCGTATCTAAATACAGTAGTGTCGGGTTGAAAATGGAGCCAACTTGGAGCCAAGTGATGGAGAAGGGGGACCGCTTCCTATCAGGTATTTCTACTCAACTTCGCTCAGAAGGGATCCGTGTCGCGCTTTCAGTTCGGAAGGGTTGGATCAATGCTCGGTTCGTTGTCCCCTCGACCGGCAAACAGGTCAACCGTTCCATTGGGTATCGAGAAACGACATCACTCACCGAGCTCGCAGAAGTTGAGGCTCTAATACGCCGACTCTGGACGACTGCCCAGGATGGAGGTGACTACGACGTGCTGTTTCCCGCAGTTCAGAAACGCCGCACCCAAGTTCAGAAACCCCCGAGCCCGGTAAAAACCAAAGCTTTGGGGGTACGTGATTCCGTATGCATCTTTGAGGACGAGCATTGGCAGCGAGTGAGACGCACGAGCTCCACAGAGAACAGCTACAACATGACGCGAGCGGCATTTAGTCATTTAGAACCGAGCGCGGCACTTAGTCTTTCCCTCTTAAAATCCACGGTGCTGCTGAAGAGCATCCCAGATTCAAGAAGCCGCAAGAATTTGGTAGAGGCATACATCAGGCTGGGCAAGCGATTCAACGTAGAGAACATCGAGTCGCTCAAGGAGATCAAAGGCCACTACCGCCCCCAAGCCAGAGATCTACCCACCGATGAAGCCATCGAGACTTTTCTCGATTACCTCTACGAAATCAAACACAAATATCGATGGCACTATGCAGCGCTCGCCACTTATGGCACCCGCCCAGGTGAAGTACCGAGCATTGTGCCGAACCAACCCACCGAGAGCGGAGATCCCCGCAACTATATTGGCCGAGCTTTGACAATCAAGCGGAAGTATTCACTGCCGACTGTTCGCAGTATTTTTGCATTTCCCACGCGCTGGTACGAGCGGTACAAATTATGGGAGGTAATTGAAAGTGACGCTGAATATAAATCAGAGGTTCGGCTCTACGAAGCTCATTCCATGCTGTTGGAGGGCTACAGCCGAGCCGCAGTTGTATCGCAACTAGCGGAATCCAATGGGGTATGCCGCAGAACAGCACAGAGAACTGTTCGAGATGCTCACGCCTTACTACAGAAAAACATCGATCAGTCGAAGGTCCACGGGAATACGAACCGATTCGCTAGTCGTAAGTTCCGCTGGACTGAGCCCGCCGAATTCGATGCTGAAATATGCGCTACATATCGTGACAGCCTGAGGAGATCAGTTACTGCCAAAACGCTGAGTCTTTTGGTCAATAAATTATTCCCTCATTTCGACTGCCTTCAATTCCGGCACCGATATGCCGTCCGCACAATCGAGGCAAATTGCAATTTTGATTTGACTGCCAGAGCCATGGGTCATTCAGCCCAGGTCCATTTGAATACTTATCGGGCTTATGTCCAGCAGGACGAGCTCGCCAACATGATGGCGCGACAACTCGGAGCCAGTGCGGAAACCAGCGCACATTAAGGTTGATCACGTTATTGTGGCTTTCATGAGTACATGAGATATATGGCCAATGCTCATCATTCAGCTCTTCTTGGTCGTGACGATGTTCGCCATTTTGCTCAAGGCATCGAGCACGGATCAGTCCAACCACAATTGAACACCTGTTAAACTGTATCCAGATACGGTGTGTATATGCCTCTTAACCAGCACGAGATGGAGACTCAGATCCAGTCGATGCAGGTCGATTTGAACATGTTTCGGGACGTTGTCGGCCTATTAACTGACCGATTGGCATCGGTTGAGAATCAGATGGTTCCACCAACCCGTATTTGGCTGAGCCCTGCCGAATTCGCAAAGTGGATGGGATTAAAACCGAGAACGGTGACGCGCTGGGCTCGTGAAGGTCGATTCACTGATGCAGCAGTGAGAATCAAACAGCGCGGTCAGCGAGATGATTGGCAATTCCGCCGTGATGTAGCCGCCAAGGAAGCCGCTGAAATGCTCTAATCAAAAATTCCTTGAATGCTCAGATAGGGAAGCAGTGACTTCCATGCCACAGGAGGATATAAAAGCTTGATTTGATCTGCAGTGGGATAATACATGCACAAACACGGTACATCTTTTAATGCAAACGAGAAATCCTTCCCTAATTCAAACCCGTTCTCGATAAAGAACCTAGTTGTGTTGGTCAATATATTAAATACTTGATCCTCGTAGGAATCTTGTGCAGTGAATTCATGCAATCGAACGATATGCGACGATTCAAGCAGCATCGGCAGCTCTGTATTAAGCATCTCAGTGAGGGTCTCCAGTCCGAAAACCTCGACCCCCAACCCACTCCACGTCATAAAGAGCACCTCATTGTCATCCCTTATGGCTTCTGCGATGTCATGTAAAAACTTGAATTTATTCATCTAGGCTTCATGGCTCGAAGATGCTCAAGCAGCACATCATCGACACGTCTAAGTGAGCCCAATTGCATCTCATCGAATTCTTTTGAATAGCGAGAAATCAATAGGGATAGCCTTTCATGAACCGCGTTGAGATCGTATTGCAAATCTTTATTCACCAGACCATCCTCCCCCGGCTACGGTTAGCAGCCTTGAGGCGCTTAGAAACTTTCAGTGCGCGAAGCCAGGTGGTCGCAACCCGCTGCATGAATTCAGGTTTGCTCCTGGCCGCTCTATCCCAACCGAGCTCGTGTTGCTGCTGTTCGGCATGGTGCGTTGCAGTTCTGAATTGCCCTATCTCACTGTCCCACCGGACAGTTTTTTCACCTCCCGCCAATAAGCCTCCTCGTTTTGTGCCTTTTGTCGCTGGAATTGATCGAGACGAGCTTTTTGACGAGAGCTCTTTTTGTCCATGTTCCATACGTTGAATTCGCGTGCGTCGTTGATTAGTCGGTGAAGCAGGCCATTGGGGAGCCGCGAGACCTCTCGATCCAGTTTCCGAATCAATCCGCGTCTTATCTCCCGGTCATCCATAGGTGGTGAAGTGGCATCCATATCCTATTCTCAAATTGGTCAATGGGCGTCAGCCCAAGTCTGGCCAGTCTTTTTATCAACGATGATCGGCACGAGCTGCATCAGGTCATTCCCGGCATCTTCCATGCATTTTTTGAGCCTGGTTGCCCATTCTTCAGCATGATCCTCGACCACCTCCAGGATCAGCTCGTCATGGACTGCCGCAATGAGCCGCGCCTCTCCAGGGCGTGCGTTGAGTTCTCTATCCAGATTTTTAATCCCCAACTTCAGGATGTCTCCAGCGGTGCCTTGGATTGGGTGGTTGATCCGGGAGCTATACCCCTCGGATCGTTTAGACGTGGCCAGGCGTCTTCGTCCCAATAATGTCCAGACTGATGTGGTTGTGGCGGTCCCTTGTTCTCGCTGCCATTCAGCCAAGATCTTGTATTTGTGTAAGAATCCACCACGCATATTAGCCGCTTCTTCTAATGACCAAAGCAGATTGTAATTACTAACGGCTTGCAACTGAATAGTGGCTTTACCTGCACCGTAAATTAAACCAAAATTCAAACATTTAGCTGCGGCTCTATAACTCTTACGATCTTCATCGCTGGCATTCCTATATTTTTCAACACCAACCGCGTTCTCAGCAGTTCTGGCATGTAGATCAGGCTCTTCATCGGTTCGATTGTATTCGTTAATCATTGCCTCCTCCCCAGATATTTCAGCACCTACTCTTAATTCGACCTGAGAGGCATCCCCACCAACTAGCCGAAACCCTTCAGGTGCCTCGAATATGGAGCGAAACTTCTTACCATTTTTCCCTCTGGAAGGCACTTGCTGCAGGTTTATATTTTTACAGCTCATTCTTCCCGTTTCAGCCCCAATTTGATTGTATGAGGCATGGACACGATCGTCATCATCCATCGCTCCAACGATAGTTTCTATATGTTTTCGATCTGTCTCTGCTTTTTTCATCTCCAAATAATGTTCCACCAAAGGGAATTCATCGGGAGCCTCTAGCTGCATAAATTTCAACAACTTCTGATCAAGCACAGGCTTCCCAGTCTTGGGACTAAATGGAGGGTGAATTCCTGCATCCATCAATGCTTTGAGCATCTGCTGCACCGAGCTCGGATTGAACCCTTTCAGTTTCTTGGTCCCTAATCGAATGGAGCCAGAATCTTTAGCTCTGGTGTTGAAGGTGCCGTCTGGATTGCGGGGGATTCTTTTTTCTGGATCGTCTGGGTTCCTTCTCTCGATTGCCGCATCCAGTACGAGCAAAAATCCTTTTTGGGCCGTTGCCGCTGCTGCTGTCAGCTCAGCCTGCAACTCCAGCGCCTTTTTTCGATTGACATGAAAGCCATTGAAACACATCTGCGCCACAGGTTTGCAGATCGCCATCTCCAATTTGAAGATGTCCCAGAGCGTCCCGTACCGGGAGCCCTCAACAGTCGCCGCACCCTGAAGCCTGCTCTTCAACTCACCGCAGAGACGGGGCAGCACAATCGCATCGAGTCCGGCGTAATTCACTGCCGCTGGAGCAAGCTCTGCAGTTTTGTAGTCATATTTCTGGTATGTCTTATCGAGCTCGATTTTTAAAATCCTCTTGGTGATCGATTCCAGATCACAGGGAGCACCGGAGCCATCATTTATTATCCGCGCCGCCAGGCACACGTCAAAAATCGCTCCTCCCACGGAAACCCCCTCAAAAGCCAGGAAATTTATATCGAATGCGGCGTTAGCGATGGCCTTGGCATTGGCACCCTCCAGTAGTGCCTTCAGCTCTCGCGCTCCTGGCAATGCCCAATCGATTGACCGTGACGATGGATCCGGTCTGAACAGGTGCAGATCAACAACGATGGCGTGATGTTTTGTCCCGATCTGAACGAGGCGCACCCATCCTCTGGATGGCAGGAGAGCTTCTTTCCGGTCTCGGGGGCCGAGGGTCTCGGTGTCGAGCCCTAGAGGTTCGGTGATCTTTACGAGATCGGCGCAGCGTTCAATCAGCAGCGGAATGTCCTCCGCACTGCCGATGAAGTCGATTTTGTAGTCGGTGATGTTCATGTTTTGGTTGTTTGCGTGATTTTGACCTAATTCGGTCAGTCCCAGAGAAAGTCGTAACCGTCCTCGTCAAATTCCTCGTTTTTTGGCTGATCAGGCCCCTCTTCAGTCACCCCATTTGCCTTGTGGTGCAGGGCATCAGCGTCACCGCCCTTTCCCCTGCCAGAAGTGTGGAACAAAAATACGGAACTTAATTCGGAAAGCTCTGCGGCATCAACCGTTTCAGGATATTTAATTTTGTTCCGCCCCTCATTTTCTGGATCACCGGAACAAAAATGCTGATCCTCGATTTCAGTCACCCCATTTGGCTCTTCCTGCGGAGCCTCAGCGTCCTCATCAGATGCCTGAGTCACCGGGCTCGTATTTATGTTCCCTTTATGTTCCAGTGGTGAATTTTGTTCCACCCCGGAACAAAAATCAGATCCCTGTCCACACCAAGGATCTAGAGAATCCCAAGGAATTTTGTTCCACCCTTTCTCTTGCCCCCGCGTAAGGAATCCATAAGAGGGTCTTCCCCTCCCATTGGATGGAAGAGTCTTCTTCTCTACGAGCCCGGCATCAATCCAGATCGAGCAGTATTTGCGGACTGCCTTCCTACCTGGCAGCTCCACACGTCCCTCTCCTCGCATCTCTGTGTGGAGTTGTTCCAGCAACGCCTTCTCAGTGATTGGCGTCTCCGCCCTAGCGATGATCCGCAGCGCAAGGGTCTCAGGAGTGGAATCACCATCACGGTTGATCCCCTCCCGTTGCACCAGTGGCGTGAGATCTTCGAGCTCGTAGTTAAACGAGAGGTCACGGCTGATCAGCAGCTGATCCCCACCACGCCCGAAGCGTGACTTACCGACAGTCATGATCCGCTTGTTGACCCCGCGATCGGCTTCCTCCTCCTCTGTGAGCACCCGCAGCGCCCAGGTCTCATCCATGGCATTGAGCAGCCGATCAGAGCCTCTGAAATCCGTGCCGTCTTTTCTGTTGTGGTGGATCCAGAAGATGCTGGTGCCGGTGAACCCCCATGCTTTGCCGGGATTCCCGTTCAACTGGGCGATCTGATACACGAGATCGGCGTATTCCCCCTCGTTCTCCTTGGCTATGCCCTCCAGGACCGTCCCCAGCGAGTCAATCACCACCATTCCGGGTTTCACCTGATTGATGATGTCAGCGAGGTCTTGTGGGCGATCCAGCTTCCACTCGTTCACCAGATTGAACCAGGAGGCATCGTCTCCTCTGAGATCGATATCCTGCATCTCCAACATCGACAGCAGCCGAGTATCGCTTTGATCTTTGTTGATCCAGACGACCTGCTGTGGGGGGATTTGAATTTCCATCCCTCTGATCTGGATGGATTCGCCCCGGCCAACTTTTTTGGCCAGGCCCAGGAGCATTTCAGATTTACCGACGCCACCACGGCTGTGAACCATGTATTGAGCGGGCTTGCGCACCAGCCCAGGAATCACAAAATCCTCGGCAGAGATCTCATCAATCCATTCCTTTCGTCTTATGAGCTGATCTCGGTCAGACGAAACAAAGTCCTCGTGGTTGAGCGCCAATTTTTTCAGCTCAGACGCCCTGCATCCATAGAGCCCTGATCGATCCGCCAGGGACATCAATTCCAGTTGTTGAATTGCCGGGTTCCGAGTTCGGTTGAGGATGGCGCTCGCTTCAGCCAGCAGCTGCTCGGGACTCATCCTGATGCCTTTGGGGACAATCTCTGTTTGGGTTTTGATCGGTGGGGCAACGCACTCGGGATAGCTCAGACCCACCGCCTGACAGATCTGGCTGACGGCAGCGTCAAGATCAGCGCCGTGTGGATCACCAGCCAGGACATCGTCCTGATTGACCGCATGGATGTAACTCAGCAGGTCTCCACCGACTCCACACCCCCAGCAGTGCCAGACACCGCTGTTGGAGACGACCTGAAACGATGTGCCGGATTCGCCGCCATGGAAAGGGCAGTAATTGATTTCTTGTTTGCCGTCCCCTTTGGGGTTCCACGGGCCAAAGCTGTCTTTGATATCGCTGTAGAAGGTCTCGACTAGGTCGATTTTGCTGAGAAGACCCTGTAGTTCACCTTCGGCCTTGAAAAACCATCCACGGATCTGCTTGTCAGGGAGCCGTCCCTCCTCGTAATAGAGGTCTTTTTTAATCGCCAGTGATTCTTCTTTTGAGAAGATTGACTCAGGTTCAGCATGAACGACGAGCAGATCTGTGATCCAGGCAGGCGCGTCTGCGATTTTACCGTCGTTGTAATTCCCGAATGTGTATCGCTTCCCGGTAATGGGATGTAACGAGCCCGGCAACACCGATTGACATTTATTAAATCTCAGAACAAATTCTTGATAAGCATTTGGATCTTCCTCTTTTTCTTTCTTGGCTTTATCAGCTTGCTGCTTGTTTATGGGGTCACCAGACCCTTTGTGCCAGTTGCGATCTACCCTATAGATTAGTTTATTTAAGTCTTTTAGCCGTCTTGTGAGCCATCCGGGGACTTTGTATAGAAGCTGTCGGCGTCCCTCCCTACCTGATGTAATAACCATCGTGGTTTCTTCACCAGGAATTTCATAAGCAGCCCCCACATACTCCTTATATCGCTTATCTGCATCACTACCATCTATATCGACTGCAATCAATCCATCGGAAAACGAACCTGTAACGACTCCAATACCCGCGTAACATATATTTTCTTTGTATTTTTGGATAACCCATTCTGTCAACTTTGATTCCTCAGTCCAACCCGTCACATAGGTCTCTTTCCCGGCGACCGGGATGAATGACCATTCCTGAGGGAAAGCCCCCTGTCTGAGCAAGTCCAGCGCTTTTTGGGTCAGATCGATCGAATTTTCCATCTAGGGAATCCAAGGACACGGAATTCCCCGTTCCCAACACCGAGAACGGGGTAACCGAATTAGGTCGAGCCTACCGGCACCACCCGAACGAGACAAGGTGAAGACCTGTCCGTTTTTGTATCAAGGTGCACCGTTTTGCCATCTATCCGTTAGATTTTGCGAAACACGCATAAAAAAGAGCCCAAACTTTTCATGGAAATGATCAGAGATGTTGTTTTCGATGAAAAACCCGTTGCGGTTACGCAATACGAAAGTGGCGTCGCGCTTTTTTCTCGACTCTTCACACGGCTGATGGACAGCAACGGATTCAGTCATCCGACTACCGTTCTTCTGGCGAAAGCGGCCTTAGGAGGGGCGGGCTGGCTGCATTCCTCCAGCATCAATGGGCTCCGCAAAGGCAGCCTCATGAATCCTGGACCCAGGACGTTCGTTGCCGTCCAGGCTCTGAACGAGGCGCTCTGGCGGTACGAATCCAAAAAAATCCTAATTCCAGGAACGACCAGTTCCAATCTTTACCAGGATGCTCGTGCGATCACCGAGGACGGTGTCGCTCCTGATCTCGGCTGGTGGTTTGAGATCTTCGCCGGGATCCGCCAGCCCAAAGATCCCTCCTTATTAGGTCCGGCCATCAGCAGCCGCAAAGCCGAGGAATATTCGGCGGCGTGGGGAGCGCTGATGCGAGCTCTCTTCATGCGGGCCGGAATCGATCTCATAGTCGAGCATTCCCGTTTGATCTCCCAGTCCTATCCATCAGGCGATACCGAAAGAGTGCGCAAATGCCAGCAGGTTTTATTTGGCCATGCTGTGTGGTCTGCCGAAGAATTCCTGAATGAGTTACCAGCCTTAACATCTTTTTCCAAGGCCCTAGGAGGTCCAGCCTCCGAAGAAGATCTCCTAGAAGAACTCAGTCATACCAGTTGATCTGATACATCCAAGCCCCCCAGGTGGCCCCGCCAGACTTTTTTTGAACGACGTAGTGATTTATACACTCCCCGAATAGAGGGAAGAAACGCCCCCATTAGGTCAACTCGTTTGGTCAATCCTGTTTTAGTCTTCTAGAGGCGCTGTGGTCCTGCTGTAATGCGTGATCGATGTGCCGACTCCTTGTGATATCAAAATGTGCGCTTGTGACCACAGACCCTGCTGTATCTATAGGCAGTGTTTCCGCTATGTGGTCTTTGATGATGACAGCGCCTTGATGGTTTGTGATGAGAATGAGCCTGATGGCCCTGTCTACGTCAGGATTTCTGCCGAAGATGCCGAATTAGTGAGCTACTACGGGGGTGCTCAATTGGCAGCATCACAAGCAGACTCATGGATGTATGCCCCTCCTTGCATACCGACCTGCGCAGCCACGAATGAATTCATGGCAGACATCGCACGGGCGGACATTCTCAGAGGGTCAGGCCCCATAGGCTCACCCGTACAGGTTGACAATTCAGGTCAACCTAATTAGTGTGTGAACAGGTCACCCAAGCAGGATGGGAATCAAGCACCGCGTCTACGGAGAAACCAAGGCCAAACGCCATGTGTATCTCACTGACACGATTTACTCCTATCTGGGCGATCTCGCGAAGGCGAATGACCTGTCGTCATCAGAGGTCTGCGAGCAGATTCTCCGATGGCACATGACATCTGCGCTTTGCCCACCAACCACGTCAACCACGAATTCAAATGACTCTGTTCAGCCCCGAGCTAGCGACTCAGATCAAGGAGGAGACGAAAACGAAGTCTTCCTACTTGAGTCCCTCAAAGATTGAAGGCGAAACAATCCTCCGCTTCTTTGGTGAAGGCATCCATGGCTGGGAAGCATGGGCCGAAGAGGACGGAAAGAAACACCCCGTCCGTTGGGCCAAGCGTCCCGAGACTCTTCCTGAGACCATCAGACAGGAAAAGGGCAAGTCTCCCCTCAAGAAATTCATTGCTGCTGTTTGCTACGACTACACAGACCAAGAGTTCAAACTTTTCAGCGCCACGCAAGCAACTGTGATCACAGCGATCATGGATCTTGCAGGTAATAAGGCATGGGGTGATCCAGCCACTTATGACCTGATGGTGAGAAAGGAGGGCAAGGATCTGTTGACTAAGTACACCGTGCTTCCTCAACCCAAAGAGCCCGTCCCGGCCCCCCTAGCCAAGGAGTATGCAGCTCTTGGTTGGAATCTCCAAGCCCTGTACGACAACGAGGATCCTTTCGGGGCTGCTGCGTAAGAGTTTCACCGATTCAGGAAACAGGTGGGCATCCAACCCACCTTTTTTAGTATTGTGTGAAAAATCATCAATCCATGCCTAGCACCTTTCCCTTGTTGACCGTGTTCTGGAAAAACATGGAATTCCATGCCTTTTTCCGTGGCTGGGATCACCCCAAGCTTGCCCACGAGCTCGGAGTGACGATGAACACCCTGAACCGTCTGCGTTTCCAGCGCATGAGGTATTTGGATCCTGAGCTGTTGCAATCAGCGATGGAGGTATTCGACAAGCAACCCAACGAGCTATTGCTCCCGATCCCTGAGTGCGAGTCGCGCTATGCCGATGTCTGTTGAGATTCCATTCCTACCGAAGTACGAACCAATGCGTACTCATAGCGAGGACGGCCAACGGTTCTACGACACTCCTTTAGGTCTTCAATATTCAGTCACCACAGTTCTGAGTGGATCCAGGGACGATTCAGGTTTACAGCTGTGGCGTGAGTACATGGGCGAGGAGCGAGCCAACGAGATCGTTGCTCGTGCCTGTAATCGGGGGGAGCGCCACCACACCAATGTTGAGCGTTATCTACTTGATGGGATCGAACCAGTCTTCAATTGGTTAGAGGCTCCTTATTGGGAGAGCACCAAGGATTTCCTGAAGACAGTCCGCAAGCCCTTACTGATTGAGGGAGCGGTATGGCACCCGGACAAGTTCGCTGGAACCTTGGACTGCATCGCCTACCTGGACGGTGATGGCGACCAGCCCACGTTGTTGGACTGGAAGACTGCCGACAAGCTCCGCAACGAGGGCAAGGTTTATGAGTACAGCCTGCAGTTAGCGGCCTATACGAAGGCTGCCAACTGGGTATATGCCAAGCAGGGTCTGAACATTCAGCAGGCCAAGTTAGTGATTGCGCTACCTGACGAGAACCCGCAAATCGAGACGTTCGACGCCGACGCACTGAAGCAGTTGTATCTGCATTTTTTAGGGCGCAAAGAGCGCTTCATAAAAGCCACTAAATCCTGATGAGGTACATGAGCAACGCACCCCGCGTCATCGGCATCTATTCCCCATCGCCAGGCTCCGGCAAGAGCACTGCGGCGAATTTCCTCTCCGAGCTCGGCTACATCCCAGTTTCATTTGCCACCCCACTGAAGCGGATGGTCACGTCATTTCTGGGTTGTTTCGGCTACAGTGACCTGGAGGTATCGGGTTTGCTGCACCACAAGGAGGAGATAATCCCCGAGCTCGGTGTCAGCACCCGACATCTACTTCAGACCCTCGGAACGGAGTGGGGTCGTGGGTGTGTCCACCCGGATGTATGGGCAAAGATGTGGAACCAGACCGTGACGCCTCATCTAGCGAGCAACCTTCATGTAGTGGTGGACGACGTTCGCTTCCCAAACGAAGCCGCCGCAGTTTTGGCAGTCGGCGGAGAGTTATGGCATATCACCCGCCCAGGCAGGATCTGGCCTGATGGTCATTCATCAGAAGGTGCCCTGAAGGACCACGAATACAAGGCCCGAATCGTGAACGACGGCTCCCCCGCCGATCTCCGAGACCGGATTCTGCAGATCATGCAGGTCTACGAGTATCCAATGGCGGTGGGCGCATGACTAGCAGCCATGTGAGTTCAGCCAAGGGCGGAGCGGACGGCGACTGGTATTTATGTGCGATGCGCGGTGTGAGGGTGATGGCTCACCGCCGCCAGTACATAACGAGCGACGACGTGTGGCTATGGCTCTTGCCGTTAGAGGTGACGACATCTGACAACCGGGCCATGGGTTCAGTGATGCGCGAATCCCAGCGGGACGGGGTGATCACCCTAACAAGCAATTTCCTGTCATCAGCCCGCAGTTGCAACCACAGACGCCCTCAGCGCGTCTGGAAGAGCCTTATCTACACCCCTGACACCCCACCCCATGAATGAACACCGCAACGCCAGCAAGCTGACTGAAGCCCAGGTCCGCGAGATTTACCACAGCCAACTTTCCCAACGAATCATCGCCAGCATGTATCCCGTCAACCAAACATGCGTTTCAAAGATCAAGCGTCGAGAGACCTGGAGTCATCTCGACATGGAGATGCAAACGAGCCCGTTACTGGAGCGCCACGGCCCTACATGTGAATGGACATGGAAACTTGAAGAGGAGGCAGAGAAATAAAACCGTTAGAAGTTAGGAAAGTACACCAACCGAATCATGAAAATTATCATTGAGGACAGCGCAAAAGATTCAGAACTGCACTGGGTCATATTTGACGGCCCAGAGGGAGTGCTGACCTATTCAGGCCACTCCAAGGATCTCCAGACCTGCATCCATGACGTTTCCGAGGGGCTCGCCGAACTCAGGCTCGGTTGTTTGCCGCTCAGTGGTGATTTCGATATGAAGCCTCGCCCCGTGGCGTCGGTCTACACGCATCCTCGATTTAAGGGAGGCACCATCCATGACAATCCTTCCTATTGAGGTGTCCCCTGACGTAAGGAGTACATCCCACCCGTCTCGTGCCACAGCGTGATCTCGTGTATTTTTATTGTCATCTAACCGAAATAGGTTGCCACCCCTTGCATGGCCGGTTCTGATCTACATGTATATCTGACCGAAATCGGGCGGCATCCTGTCTTAACGAAGGAAGCTCAGCTCCGTCACTGCCAGCGAATCCACGCTTGGGTGAACCACGAGCACGGTAAGGCGGGAGCCCCAATGAAGGTCCAAAAGAGTGGCCGCCGCTCAATGGACGTAATGGTCCGCACCAACCTGCGTCTGGTGGTGTCGATCGCGAAGAAATACATGAACCGTGGGATGGACATCTGTGACCTAATACAAGAGGGGAACATCGGATTGATGCGGGGGATGGAATTGTTCGACCCAACCCGTGGCTATCAGGTGTCTACCTATGTGTATTGGTGGATCCGCCAGGGCATAACCCGCGCCATCTATAGCCAATCGAGGACGATCCGCATACCGAGCAACACCTACGAGATCATCAGCAAGATCCGCCGTTATATCGAGAGGCACGAGATCGCCACGGGACTAACCCCCACTCATACCGAGATCGCAATACACCTAGACATAAAGAAAGAGAAGGTAGCGTCACATCTTGCTGCATATGACCTTACACGTTGTTCATCACTGGATCGTGTGTTGGGTGATTATGGCGGTGCTGTTAGTGCTGGAGACACTTCACGGTATGAGCTGATTGTCGATTCTAATACAACACCAGACAACAACCCGGACAAATACCTAGACCGCCATTTTCACACAGAGCAAGTAGTACATGCGATGTGTCATTTAACAGAAGCGGAGCGTTATATAGTGACATCAGTCTTCGATGATGGCAAGACTTTCAACCAACTAGGTAAAGAGCTCGGTAGGAGCAGCCAAGCGATCAATCAGACACATCTCAAAATACTCAGAAAGCTACGATTGCGGATTCAGAGATCACCTGCAGTGTCGCTCTGATCCAAGACATATATATTACATTTTTCTAGGCCAGTAAAGTGTTTTAGCCCCTCTCCGTAGTTCTGTAGCGTGGTGATACAGAACCCCCTGATGTTGACAGCTGCGCCGATAGGGTGTATAATGGGTTATGCACTCGCGCGCGTGCGGTTCTATTATCTCACCGCGCGCCGCTGCTATCGCTGCTGATTCTGTTTATGAGTATTTTGACTCATTGCTTTTTCAGCCGATACCGATCATAGTGTAATCACTGGCGAAAGGAGCAACGCTCCACAAGCAGCCAGTCACACCGAGTATCATTTGATACTTGACAAACCCGCCGATATGATCCAGTATTGGCACAAGTTCAAACAGGAGCAAACTCGATCAACTATTAAAACAGCGCAGTCAGTAAAGCGCGACTCAACAACAATCCTGCGGGCTGAGCCGTGAAAGCGCAACGCGCGTTAGTAGCTTCAGCACAGCACCCGGCAGCGGCGCTAGGAATCTTCCAGATTCCGGTCGGACAATGATCCCTCGCGGTTCTTCTGAACCGTCAAGCTAGGGATGCCTCCACCAGGGGGTGACGAGTATGTCGTGCTACGGGAGCACCACCAGAGGGACAAGCCACCCTCCTGTTATAGGAAGGAGTGTCGAGGGATCGGCACCGTGGCCCTGACCGACCTGGGAGTGGGAGGGAAGCTGCTTGTGACGTGACGGCAGCAGCACGGGTGATCGATCCAGTGATCCCGGTGCAAGGTGTGTGCGGACAGTAATGTCCTAACCCTTGTACGAGCTGACTCCGGTGTAAATCACAGGTATGCCCTGAATATCGCAACCCTGTCACCCCAGGCTCTGCAACCTAAGCCCAGCAAACGGCTCTGCTGGCAATGATTTTCTCTAACAGACATTCCCCCATTGGCACTGCCAGTGGGGGTTGTTTATTTGAGGGATTCTCTCCCTTTAAACCTTATAGAGGTTCTCTATGTTTGAAACTGAGGGCAACCCTATTGCCACTGAAGTTGAATATGGGGGTCTAAATGACGCCCAATGGATGCTAACAAATGGCACTGATCTGGCTCCCACTATCTGCCAGGCAGGCAACGTGACAGACATTTGGTTTAGCTACTTCCTTGACTATGTTGAGCTATGTAACGACTGATTCTCTGACTTAAGCATCCTTATGTATGAAATCTACTGTCAAACAGTTGACGATTATGGTTCATGTTGTGGACCTACTGGCGATGGATCAGTCAACTTAAATGTTGCTGAACAAATGCTCAGTGATTATCAACAAGAACATTCTGATTCATCCTTTTACATTGTATACACGCAGTCTGAAGATCATTTCAACTGTTATTGATTCTCTAACTTAAGCATCCTAAGTGTTGCTTTCCTTAGGGGCTCACAACCCCTATTGATCACCACTAAAAACCTGTAAACCTATGTACGTTCCTGATCGTATAACTGAGCAGTTGGCAGCTGCTGAGACACGTAAGCAGGCGCTTGAGATCATCCTTGAAGAATGTTTTCAAGAAGATCTACAAGATGCAGCGCTTGATTGGTGCGTTGCTCATCGACCTGATCTAAAACTAGATGACAGCGACTGATTCTCTAACTTAAGCATCCTAAGTGTTGCTTTCCTTAGGGATTCTTTCCCTTTAAACCTTATAGAGGTTCTCTATGACACTTCGATACCGTTCACTACTTGTGAACGACAAAGGCATTATCTCTGATGCATGGGAGCTCTTGACCGACTCCCAATTAGCCACCTTGGCTGGCATTAGCGCAAGATATGACGTCTCTGTCAGGAAACTGGCCGAGCGTTACAGCATCGAACAAGACAGGGAAGACTCCGAAGCCTGCACCATGCTGGGAAAGCACTGTGGCTGCGAGCTTTATGGCGCTATCTGCGCTGACGGCAGCATGCATACCTGATAGCCTCAGCTCACCGATTCCTTAATCGGTCATGCTTCAGACCCATCCACACTCTCTCTCAAGGTGAAACCAATGCGAAAATGTGAAGCTCAGATGGTGGAAGCCATCCGAGACCTGACCGGCGCTGCCGATTTTCAGGGATGCCGCTGGAAAGGCGGAAACACTGAAGTGATTCAGTGTCACGAAGGCGTTGCCCACACAATGGGATACGAACGCTCAATAGAAATCAAGCTCCATGGCAATTTAATTGCCACGATCTGGCCAACAGATGGCCGGATGAAAGTTGTGGATGCTGACCATCAGACCAACACAACTAAAAGCAGACTGAACAGCCTGCTTTGTGCCTTCTCTGATAGCAGAATCTCTCAGAAGGACTTCAAGTGGTTCCTAGATGGTGAACCGTGGGATGGTGCTGCTCACCTTCCCTTCAACCCGTGGGGTATGTGATGCAACTATGCACTTCCGAGCGGGTTAATGACGTTCCCGGTTATCTGGAATTCATGTGGCTTGGCGACAGGGAGAACCCTGAACATGATCAAGTCGCAATGATTGCGGACAATCCCCACGAGCCCGGAACATTCTGCGGCAGCCATGGCGACTTCATAGCAACAGCCAGCACTGTCCACGAAGTAAAAGAGCAACTATTAAAGAGCATGGAGTGCCAATGATGCCACTCCTAATTTTTGCAGTCTTCTATGCGCTTGGCTTCAAGCTTGGCGCGTTTTTGGCGCGTAGGTGCCAATGAAAGCAGCACTAATCTCTACGGCGATCTTCGCCGCTCTTTTAGTCTCCTATGTGGGGGACTTTACTCACGCAGTATCTACAGATGCTGCATACATGGAGAGAGTCCAATGACAGCATGGGATATAGAGATCACCGACACGTTCGGTGGTGAGGCCAATTATTCGTGGGTATCACGAGAAAAGATCGAGATCCCAGACACATATACGGAACCGTGGATTGTACGAATGTTGAAAGCCCATGCGGGCTGGACAGGTGACAGGTGTGAAGTCATGAATTTGGGGACTTACATCGAGATTCGTCCGCATGGTGTGTGTCAAGTCTTATTTGCAACACCTAATTACTAACCAACTCATGGACATCCAATGACCGTCACTATCGACAACGAAAAGCAAACCGTACCTTTACCCCCAAACCAAAAGGATTCTAATTATGTCAGCCTTCATCGTGTCGTCGGACACTTTCGACGCACTTGTCACCGCGTGGGATTTTCTCACCCCTAAGGGGGGAGACCCCGGTTTCAGCATTCGCAGGCTTATGAGCTTTAAGTTCTCACCGGAAGAAAGCTCAAAGGGCTTATTGCAAAATCTCCGCAATATGCTGATCAAAGAGAATTGTGCCAGTGTGAGATGCCGTTATCCGATTGGTTATAACTCCGATAGTGTTACGGACGTCCTCAACCGCTTGATGGAGATCAAGTATTCCGAGATCGGTGAAGTCAATGAATGGTGCATCAATGAGCAATGGGGTTATATCCTAATGCTGGTTGATTGCTACACCTATCAGTCTTGCGAGGGATCGGATTGGAAGGCTAGTGACTCCTATGAATTTTGCCAGTCAATAGAGACTCAGATAATGAAAAGGCTCAGGAAGACCATTCCCGAACAGGAGCCGGAAAACCTATGGGGTGGTTATAAGCGCCCTGTTGCCGAAACCGGTGCTATCTCACTGAGCGCTCTATGGGACAGACCTTAGTGAGTATGGAATATCTCCTAGACGTGTTCCCTGATGCGTTCATTGAGCACAAGGAGTTTACCGGCCACCCCTGGAGTGGCCGTGATGCTCACGGCTATGGCAAAAAGATCCCCGTAGCTTACCGAGCTTGGTTCAACAACCATTGGCACCGTGTCTATGTCATTTGTTACTCCAACTGTGGCACCACTTATGTCATTTCAAAGCATCACCCGATGCTTGTAATCCGCGACCATGAATTTCCTACACCATGATCTACACCATTGAGAAACAAGCCTATAACGGCTCTTGGATTGCTATGGAGTCCTTTGAGGACAAGGGACTTGCTGAAAAGGAACTGGCCTTGCTCAACGATCTGTTGATCAACGGCAAGCCTTTCGCAAGCCACCGCATTACCACCACACCCGCTACTCAACGCTGCAGCGCACTAGATAACACTGAGCTTATTTCTGAGGCTCAATGGGCAAAGCTGGCAAGACTCTCCCTTAATTCTGGGCTGTCAGTTGAGACGATGCTGGGAGCCATGCAGGTTGAATTCAACGAAGAAGCACCCGATGATCAACATAACTTAATAGGGCGCATCCCAGTCAGCGCTAAGGGGTGGCTGCATGGCCTTCTGCACTGGACAGGATCTACTCACACCTAACAACTGAGCCCGGCTAAGCACCGGCAACCCATCAACCTGCACTACAAAACAATGCAAGAACATCTCAACGACCCCAGCAACCTCTACTCCTTAGCGGTGCCTTTCAGCCGCAAACGAGAATCAGAGCTAGGTGGCCACACGTCAACAAGAATTCTTTTTTCACTAGATGAGCCCGACACGTGGCCAAACCACATATTCCAGAACAGTCGGCATGCAATATTTATCTGGCACCAGTGCGATAACAGCATGGTTTTGCTTTGCTGCGGACCTGGAATGTCTCGGAAGTTTAGGAAACAGACTTGCAAGTCTGCTGAACAGTTTCTAGATAAGATTAACCACTACATAACAGCGCACAACAACTGAACCCGGCTAAGCACCGGCAACCTATCAACCTGCACTGCAAATCAATGTCACCACGTCAACCGATCACACCGCCGACCCTGCGCGGTGTGCTGATCAAAACCAAATTTCACGGCCCCACGAATTACACCGGCGCAAGGTTCAGCGCCAGCTGCAAGTGGCAGGGCGACACCATACACCGTGTCTATGTGTCACAGGATTATGCACTTGAGGGTGATCAGAACCACCTAGTAGCTGTTCAGAAACTGATCGACAAGCACTTAAACGAGAAAGCCTTATCCGATCAGTTAGGACCGTGGCGCATCACTGCGCAGGCATGGAATGACCCGGACACTAATCACTGGATTGTCTGTCATGACTGGTGGGTTAAAGAATCAATCCAGCAGTTAGCTGATTTTCATAAGCAACTAGCAGAGGTTCAGGCATGAACAAACAAACATCCAACGCTATCAAAACCCTTACTAAAGAAGAAAAGCAATTCATTGTAGATGAAGTGATCGACCGACTTGAGTGGCTTGAGATACCAGATGACTGGTATCATTGGGACAATTGTTCTGGGTCTTTGCGCTGTGAGAACAATGAGATTAGAGAAGAAGTCTTCATCTATTGGAATTATATTCTCAATAATCTCATTAAACTAATTTGGACACTGCGCTAATCAACACTTAGATCTCCCCACCCCCACACCTGATTAACCCATGGACCACTTAACCAATCCCTCAATGCTTAAAACACACGCCACTCTCTCGCAAATGCGTGCATTACGTGAACGTCTTGAAGAGCTCAGCCCTTATGAGCAGGAGGAGCATGAATATCTCTCTGAGGTTATTGAAATCGAGTGCGACCCTGAGGACAGGCGTCCTCGCAAACGTTCTAAGACTGATTAACCCATGGAACACAAACCCCACATCAGCATGTTGATGTCACGAGAGCAACTGATGACAACTATTGAGTCAATTATTCACGGTCACTGGGAAAATAGCTTCCCTCGTAACTATGAGACTCCGTACAATCTTGATGATCGAGATGCCTTGATCAAACAGCTCTGTGACGCCGTGGAAGAAAATTTCCCCACGCCACACCCGACTGCCATCAGTTGAAGTTCTGTAAACAGTGCCTATCATGAAAGCACCTGCGCTATGTCTCTTAGCTCCTATGAGCAAGCCATAGTCAAGAAAGCTTGCATTGAAGCACTACGTTCAAACGAGCTTTATCTGCTTCAAGAGCACTATTACGGCCAAGACCGTTATGTTCCTGATGAAGCATGGAAGTATGCCGGAGAGGTTATTGAACTTATGGCTAAGGCAATTGAGGCATGAGCGGATTTCGCGGCAACTTCAAGTGGCACCTTTCCATTGAGGAAGTGCTCGATATAGCTCGCCAACGAGCCCGGAACGTCCTACACGAAGAAAACCCGAAGCTGACCGTTCTTGAACGGGGCTTCTGGCAGGCCATGCGGGACCGCATGTGATGGGAGGGATGCGTCTCCCTTAACAACGCAAACATCCACCGCACATTTCCAAATGGCGACTCTCACCCGGCCTGTGGAATACCCACAGCCGTTACTCACTAATGAGGCACTGCAACGCTTTGTGCTGCAGTTCATCAAAGACAATCCCACTGGCGTCAAGAGCAGCGAAGTCGGTCGCGCCATCGGCGTGAACGATGAAAAGCAGTGGTTCTCCTATGGGGTTCTGCAACACCTAGTTGACCAGGGCCTTGTCGAGAAGTCAGACCAGTCCCTGTATTTCAGGGCTTGATCTGCGTTTGTAACACCCATTCATGAACAGGTTGACTCCTGCAAATGTCCGGGTTACGTTGTTCAACGTCGGGAGAGCTCCCCCGCTTTCCCGGCCATCCACACACTCTCTCTCTGCCTATTTATGACTTCCCTTTTTCCGACGCTGACAAATTCAGTGTCAGCCCAATTCGCCAACACCCAGAACGTGCAGGTTTATGGCAAATACAAGGAGGTCGGCTACGAAACCCAGCCGGTCTACCAATCTCTCGGCGAATCATTCGACCGTCGTGTCTCAGCTAGCGAGGCATTTGCCATTGCTGGCTTGGATTGGACAGCCGAGAAGCGCAATGCGTTTTACGAGGGTTTAGACGGCCCCGTGATCCTCCCTGACAAGACCGTCATCGTCCGATCAGATACCGACCACCCGCTTGGTATCCACGGCTCAGCGTATGAGCCAATCCAACAGCAGGATCTTATTAACGTGGTGGACTCCCTAGGGAGCACCGTCACGATCGAGAACGTGCTGAGCATCCGTGGCGGCGCAAAAACATACGTCACCTGCTCAATCGACACCGAGCAGGAGGTATTACCCGGCGACCGCATCAGGCGTTACCTGCACATTTTCAACAGTCATGACGGCAGCGCCGCCTATGGCGCATTCTTTACAGATGTGCGGTTGACGTGTGCCAACCAGTTGAGTTCACTTTCGAGCGCGGCACGTAAAGCCTGCCGAGATGGCCGTGGCCTAACGATGCGCCACACCAGTGGCGTCAGGGATTTTGCCCATGAGCTGCCAGGACGGATCGACGTGTTCCGCCGGACGTTCGACGCAGACATTCAGAGTTTCCGAGCAATGGTGCAGACCCCGCTCACCGAGGAGAACGCCAAGGCAATTCTGGAAAGGACGTATGCCAACAAGCTTTCTGTACCTGTAAAAGATCGTTCTAGTGGCGAGAAACGCCAGCGAGTGATCACCGATCTGGCAGAGCACGCCCTGATCAAGAGCCACTACGGCGGTGGCACCGGGATAGGCACCGAGCATCTGAAGGGCAGCGTTTTTGGCTTATACAACGCCATTACCCAATACGAGACACACGACAGAGGTCGCCGTCGCACTGGCAATGAGGCAGACCGAGCAAGAGCCAACCTTGAGCGACTCTGGGGTGGCGAAGCAGGTCGCAACATTGAGGCAGCCAAGACTGCGTGCCTTGCAGCTGTTTGATCCGAGCCCGGTCGCGTCTCCTGTAGCCATACAAGACTGTTCCCCACTGGAAAGCTACAGAAGGCGCATAACAGAGGCTCACTTCTGTTATGCGCAGAGGCAAAGGCGCGACCACCACAACATCCACATTTTCTCTCTCTCAAAATGACTGTTATTCCCTTGCAGGTAACACCTGCATCAGCGGCGGTGTCACCTGCCGTCAAGTTCACGCTTGTCTCCGATAAGGAGCGGCCATCACAACGCAAGAGGCGGGCTTATGTGCCGACAGGCGTCGTAGGCCAGCACATGGCACGGGCACAAGAGCTGAAGATCCAAATGGATCGTCTCAAGGTCCAGGTCGAGGAGGAGCGGCAGTGGTTCATTGAGCACCTGCTCAGCCGCGACCTTTCAGTTTTAGAGCTCGGTGACTTCCAGATTGAGCGCCGCACTACATCCAAATGGACGTATTCAACTGCTACGGAACGAGAGCAGCAGGCGTTGAAGGTGACCCAGAAATGGGAACAGAAGCAGGGCATCGCGACAAATGACCCGACGGTCTCCTGTGCATTCGTCATTCGCACGAGGAAGAAGGCATGACAGAGACCAAGCGGGAGAAGTGGGGGCGGCTGATGGAGGCACGTCTCCCCAAGGCCCAATCCGCCATTCGGATTATTGGGAACCTTGCCACGCCTAACTACGAGTGGAGTCCAGAGATGAGCGCCAAGGTTATTTTCTGGCTCCGTGACGAGATCAACAAGGTGGAGGACAAGTTCAAAGCGGTGGAGAGTCGCCGCGCCAAAAAACGAGCCAACCAAGAGGCAGCATGACCCCAGCTGATCAAGCCGTCTTGGAGAAAGTCCAGGAGATGGTGTCCAAGGGAACCCCGTTGAACACTGCACAAATCTGCGCTGCAGGCAGCGCCAAAAAATGGAACGAACTCACCAATCGCCTGAAGGAGGCACACGCATCGTGAGCAGTGATCAATGAGCACCAACAAAAAAGCGACAGGCTCTCAACCCCGTCGCTCAAAACATCCACACGCTCTTGCGACCGTGCTGGCTTCTATTCATGAAGCCTTCGCAAGTTTCCCACAGTTTCAGGGGTTTGCCACCTTACGTTGAGAGGACCAGACGAGAGCCGTCGTAAGAGCGGTTGTCTGATTTCCGAATGGGTCACCCCATTCCCCGGTTCTATTTGGACGACCCCAATGGACTTTGCTCCTTATGACTGCATCAATGTCCACACGCAACAGGCCATGTACATGACTCACGCATCTCCCGAGGAGATCCAACAAGCCAATGCCAACCTTAGAAACGCCGAGAACGCCTTCCGGTACTACCCCCACGGGACGTTCGCCTCGCCATCGCTACACGGTTAGCTCCTATGGCGTCCGGTGGGGCACCTATAGCTGCCCAGACATCGCTCGCCGCAACGCTGCTGCCCTAGAGCTCAGTGGTGCCAGAAACATCGAGATCGGATACATTGCGCCCAGTGCCGCTGAACCGCAATGAAGACCAACGATTCCGAATCACTCCGCCGCCACTTAAACGAAGTTCTCACCGAGCGCGGTTACATCAACTGGAGCGAGGTAGCGCGTGATTTAGCAATCAGCCGCCAGGCAGTCACCCAGAAGGTCGCCTACTACCTCAGACGAGGTTATTTCTCCCAGGAGGAGATGGACCGATGGAAGACCACCCGCACGGCATTGAAGGCCGAGATGGTGGGCACACGCTTGTCCTTTACCTCTCCTAATTGGGAGTGGGTCAAGGCGCGATCTGCCGAGCGCCACATTGCGGCCTACGAATACCTCAACGACCTGATTGAGGCGACCAGAACATCCAACCTCACCAAAATCAATGAACTCACAAGAGCTACACAAATTAGGTAGGACGTTGTCCTACTACGCAGAGGAGCTTGCCCCCACGGTCGAGCCTTTTCTGCTCAGCTTCAAGAATGTTGTCGATGCCGTGCTGTCAGCCGGTGACAAGAGCCATCTAATCGACGCCACCCCCAAGAACGTGGCTGAGGTCTCCCATGAATGACTTCAAGACGGTTCGTGCTGTCCGTGAGTGGGCAGACCACAACGAGTGGGAGTTTTACGGAGCCGGGCGTTACACGGTGGTTGCCCCGTCTGGCGTCAGCTACAAGATCCCGAATTTCCCGATCACAACGGACGATTCCACCGAGGCCCTGATGGACTGGGCCAACATGTATTTGACGGATGAACCGCCCACTCCGAGCTCGGTGAAACCAGGCAGCGAGATCTCAGTGTTGGCCCGTGTCTTCCGGCATAACACTCATATCCGCGTATCAACGATTGGCAAGCGCTGCCCTGTAGACGGTAAGGTTCGGCACACGGTTTTTTCTTGTAGGTCACGCCGCACAGCGCCGTACACAGTGCCGGAGCTGCGCGACTACCTACGCAAGCACCATTTGCTGCCTGCCTCACATGGACTATGAGGACACTGACGAGGAGTTTCTAGCCCGAGCGCGGTCCATGTGCCCCACCAAGGGGCAGTATCTGAATCGAAAAGAGGCCGACCGTAATGGCAGGAAGTACCGCAACGGCTTAAGTGCTTATTTGTGCCCGTTCTGCGGGTACTGGCACCTAACGAGTGGCGGCAAGACCTATTTGAAGCAATTCAAGCGCCGTTTGAAGCGTTTGATGCGTGAAGAAGACCAGCCCACAGCACCTTCGTAAGGTGTTTTCCTTTTCTCCAAGACTATGACTAATTCTGAAAGGCGTCACCGCGACTTGCTCCGCAGGCTGAATAAAGTAAAAGAAACTGTCCGTAAAAAGGTAGCTAAATTGTTAAGAGTCAGCAGAACAGCTTTAGGGAGACATGGAGTTGAAAACCTGACATTTGAGGAAGCCAGTCAACTCCTGAAAGATCCGCCGGAGTGGTTAATTCTTGAGCAATCTAGACTGGTTGAATATAAGAAAAACATGAAAGATCAAGTCAATGCACGTAAGTTGAAAGAGCAAAATGAACAGGCTCTTGCAGCCGAATTATTCCGGCAACTCAAAGACTCTGGATCATTTTCCTAACTATTCAATCCAATCACAATCAATCCGATGAACAGTATCAAGCATTTATTCGATGGCGTTGATCAGAAGGAGCCAAACTGGCTCTACGTTCTCGCCTCAAACATCAAAACAGATTCTGAAGCTATCGATGTAATCCTGAGCCTCATAAATTCAGAACCGGCCGCCGCAGTACCTGCCAACCTAGGTGTCATTGGAGATGATGAACACGCTAAGGCGTTGAGCCGACTAATCGGCAATATCTGCATAGTCCTAGGCGCTGAAAATGTGCGCAAGAATGCCGGTGACAATGTGCTGGATGAAGACAAAGCAGAGTCGTTGCTAAGGCGCATGATGGGGGGCGAAGACTGACTAGAAAAACAATGGACCTATGCAGGTGGTGGCCAAGGATCTGTCTTTCTGACTCTTCTCAAGGAGATCGAAGACTCACCAACACAGGAGACTGACTAACGATTCTGTCCCATATTTCTGAACTGGTGAGTGCTGTGTCCAGACTTTTTTCGGTCAAACGCAGTTATATTCTCTGTAAAGGCCCAAACTTTTACTGGTTATGGCGAAGACCGTTAATCACGCAGTACAGGAAAAGCATCGTCTTGCGGCGTTCTTATTAAGTCGCGGCAAATCCTGTGCTGCGGTCTCACGCGAGCTCGGTATTACTGAACGCACTCTTTATCGCTGGCGTCAGCGGCCCCAGGTGCAGGCCGAGATCACACGAATGCAGAGTGAGCGTATGGACGAGGTAGCAGCGCAGACGACGACGTTCCTGCCTGACGCTTTGACTGTGCTCACCACGATCATGGCCGACCCCGACGCCCGTGCCGCCGACCGGATACAAGCTTGCCGCACACTGATGAGCTCCACGACTGCATATCAGGAGCGGAAGGTGTTGGAACGTCAGATCAGCGGCCTAGAGACGCAGCTAAAAGTTGTGGCTGGCGTCCCAGACGGGAGCGATCCAGACCTGATCGACGATGCACTGCTGCTGACTTATGCGGGTTCTTCTGAGGATGAAGAGGCCGGATGACAGCCAGCATTGCTTCGCTTCGACGCAGGGCAGACAAGCTGCAGGAGCTGCTGGACAAGCGCAAATCACGGGCCAACGTCTACGACACCGGCAAGAAATTCACCAAATTGCCGGGTGTGGAGGACTGGCCAGCGTTTGCACGGCAGACGTTTATCCGCACCTCTGGCACTGTGATGCCATTTGAGCCGTATGAATATCAAAAAGAGCTGATCAAGTCAATCAACGATCACCCGAACACGATTGTTCTGAAGTCACGCCAGACGGGAATCAGCGAGACGATCTGCTCCTACCTGTTATGCCGAGCACTCACCGAGCGCGGATTCGCCGCCGTAATTTTCAGCAAGACGCAGGTTGACTCAGCGGAGCTAGGTCGCCGTGTACGAGCCATGGTGAACAGCCTCAAGGGAGAGACGGTCAAATTCCTGACTGATAGCAACACACAGCTGAGCTTTGTAGGTCGAGGCACGTTGTATTTCCTACCTGCTACAGCCCGAGCAGCCCGAGGCATCCCCAGTTGTTCAGCGTTGCTGATGGACGAGGCGGCATTTCTGGATGGAGCGGAGGAAATTTACAGCGCAGCGATGCCCACATTGTCGATGGTGGGAGATGACGCCAAAGTTATCGTGGTTTCGACGCCTAACACCCAGGCCGATTGGTATGGCCGTTTGTGGAATAGCACTGCAGGTGAGTGGAACAAGCGTCAGATCCACTATTCAGCGCACCCGGTCTATGGCGCAGACCCTGATTGGGCCAGGCGCACCCGCGAATCACGCAAGATGAGCCACCAGGCGTGGAATTGCGAGTATGAGCTGCAGTTTGGCGCAACCGACGCTCAGATCTACCCAATTGAATTGGTCAATAGGTGTTCCACCAGCAAGTGGATGGAGTGTGGTGAGATCGGTCGCGACTATGTGATCGGCATTGACCCCAACGCAGGTGGCAGCGACTATTTCGTGGCGATGGTGATGGACATCACTGACCCAGAGGACACCAAGGTCGTCCACATGTACCGGGAGAGCTACAAGAGCACGGAATACAGCCTGAAGCACATCAAAGAAGTGATCGAGGGTTTTTGCCCGCGCCGGATCATCGTCGAGAAGCAAGCTATGGGCCAGGTGGTGGCCGAGGCACTCCAGAAGATCGTGCCGAAGTACAGCATCGAGACGTTCAACACGTCGCGCCTCTCAAAGGTCACAGCCACAGACCGAGTGTTGTTCCTCTCCGAGAACGGCCAACTGAGCTTCCCGCCAGGGATCATCGGCGACGAGCTGAAGGCATTCCGCCAATTAGACAACGGCTCACGGGAAGCTGCCCCAGGTCACCACGACGATTGCGTGATGGCATTGGCGTTTGCTTGCAGCTTGATCCCCGAGGCTCCGAACCTCGGCGGATTTTTTAATAACATCTGAGCTGGCATTCAATCCAGAGCAGCTCTTGTTCGGTGTAATCCTTGTACCACTTAGCGCTGGCCAGCAGAGCGGAGCGCCAATTGGGCTGTTCTTGCAGGAGCTCTACGAATGCCGAGGGTGACATCGAGGACGGTCGTTTCATCGAGCAAGTTGTTTAAAAGTCTGGGAGGGTGAGGAGGAGCAGTCAGCCCTCTCTCCGTCTGAACCCCGCTCAGCCCTCCTAAACAGGATAGAGCGGAGGCCATTCATGAACGGGATAGGCGACGTTTCTACATAATATTTAAAAACATATATCTAACTCTTTAAAACTCCCTTCCATACCCTCAAAACTTCTCCACGATCCTTTAAAACTCCTCCACGATTACTCAAAACTCCTATACGATTACTCAAAACATCTACATACATGCAAATGTTCACTAGATTGGTGTAGATGTTTCGAGAGATCGTGTCAAAAATTTCCGAAGGAGTCCAGACTGGGCTGCGTAGTGATGCTCCTGAGGCCCGTTCTGACGGTTCTCTTGTCAATGTAATAACTGGGCTGGGTACATCGAAGGATCAATCTGCCTATACCCGAGTTGGCAATCCTTCATTACTGGATCAGACATCGCTCGAACGCTTGTATTCATACGGCCTACCGCGCCGCTATGTGGATGCAGTGGCCAACGAAGTCTTGAGACACAAGACCACAATCAAGTTGGCTGGCGATGTTGAGCCGCAGAGAAGCGCAGAGCTGATCAACAGTTTCAATCGGTATCTCCAGGACAGCCAATTTTTCTTCAAACTGACTGAGGTAGTCAAGCTGCAGCGCCTTTATGGCGGAGCAGCGCTAGTTCTGCTGATTGACGACGGTTTACCACCTGAGGAGCCTGTCGATGTGAGTCGGATCAGGGCAGTGAACGACTACATCCCGCTTTCTCGTTATGAGTTGGTGCCTATGGATGTGACGTTCACCGACTACTCCAAACCTGAGTATTACTTAATAACCACAAGTCAGCGGCTGACTGCCGATCAGCAGGAAAGCTACGTCAACCTGAAGATCCACCACAGCCGCGTGGCACGTTTTGATGGCTTGTATTTGCCGTGGAATTCACGCTCTAACAACAAGGGGTGGGGGCAATCGGTGCTGGCGTCCTTCTGGGAGGCATATAAGCGCTATGAGTCTGCACTTGGCGGTTTAGAGCACCTTACTAAGGACTCAGACATCTTTACCCATAAGATTCCTGGCCTTTTCCAGCGAATTGCTGCGGGCAACGAGGCCGATCTGAAAAAACGGCTTGAAGCCAACAACCTGAGCCGCAGTATGTATGGCGGTCTGGTGATTGATACCGAGGAGGAGGTTGAATTCCTGAACCGCAATCTCGCCAACCTGGCTGGTGCGCTGGATCCCTTTGTGAAGAACCTCCAGGCTGTAACTGGCTGGCCTAGCACGATTTTGATGGGTGAGTCCCCAGGCGGATTAGGTAAGGAAGGCCGCTATGAGGAGCGTGTATGGGCATCCATCGTTGAGGAGTGGCAGGAGAATTACCTGCGCACCCCAATTACTGAAATATTCCAATACCTCTTACTAAGCAAGTACGGCCCCACGGGTGGCAGGAATCCCGAGGCGTGGACAGTCGAATTCCCCTCGGTATTCACCCAAACGGACCAGGAGAAGGCCGCCTTACGTCTGCAGATGGCGCAGACCGACGCTCAATACATTCAGCTCGGCGTCCTCAATCCGATCGAAGTGAGGACAGCGCGGTTCGGCACAACCGAATACAGCATCGAGACCGAATTGAATGAGACCGTCACCCGGCAGCTGGAGTTGTCTGCTGATGCGCAGTTCCAGTCTCAGATAATGGGTTATGAGGCTCAGAATCAGGCATATTCCCAGGAACAATCTCCTGCCCCGAAGGAAGAAGCTGAGCCACAGGGCGAATTGCCCTCTGACGACGGCGCTGTAAAACAGAAGCCTGATGACGCTCAGAAGACCGATTCATTTGAGTTATACGAGGCACAGGGCCTACGCATCCGTGTTTCACACAAGTTTGACGACGGAATCAGCATTGGATATCTTGTTGGGCCTGACGGGCAACGCACCGATACATCAGCTGCAGCACCACTGATGATCTTCGGCCCTCATAGGACGAAAGCCCGAAAGCTGTACCGAGCCCGGTTCGATCTCGATGGTGAACTCATAGATGGCCCGTTCGTAGCTGGCTTTGCCTCACTACGGGCAGCGAAACAGGGCTTATCGGTGGCTTATCCAAGGCAGAATGTGGCAGGACTCTCACCTATTTCGAGCGGTGAGACTGAAGCACTTCGCGCAGGTTGGGACGCTTACTAATGACACAGCCAACTTCAGACACCATTAGAGCGGCGACTTACCTGGCTGAGAAAGATCGTATTGATGCTCCTACAGGCCGCAAGCTTTCAACACGTACTGGCAAGACGAAGCGGAAAGTAACTTGTACTCCGCCCAATAAGAAGTGCGGCGGTCGTTGCATCCCCCCGAGCTGGGATTGCCGCCTAACAGGCCAGGGCACAAACAGTGAATTGCGTACCCACAGGCAAGATCCGTCTGCTGGTATTGCCAGTATTCAACGAGGAGCGAAGGACATTGCTGGAGGTGTGGTTCAGGCCGACCCGGCGAAGTTTGAGCGAGGACGGAGCTCTGTCATACGAGGTGTGGTCAAGCTTTCTCCAGGTGACAATCTGGAGGAGAAGAAGAAATTGCGCCGCAAGTTAGAAAGTCGTAGTTCAGCAGTTGCTGGAGTTGTCTCGGTCGGTTTATTGACTGTTGGGGCACACTTCACAGCAAAGAAGATTTTCCCTGGCTACAGGAGCGGCTGGGGTCGTAGCGCTGATATGGCGGTCAAGGGCGCTTACGGCTCTGTTATGGATCGTGTGCCATTTGTCGGTGCCAACAGGGAGAGGGTCAGAGCGGCTGGCTTCAGTGCGATCAGTGGTCTCGGGATTCAGCAAATACGCGGGACAAAGCTGCAACAGCAAGCAAGGGCATTAACAATTGCCAACCCCACAACTCCTGGCAGAGTCTCACGACTGGTAGGTGGTTTACGAAGTAACCCATTTACGGGATCAGGTGCGTTAGTGGAGTACGACGAGTTTGTGGCTGGAAAATCAAACAAGGCACCGTCAAGCCTGACGGACTTCAGGAATGAAGGAGCCGCCATTATCTTCAGTGCGAAGGACAAAAAGACGGGCAACAGTGTTTTCGCCCCAGATGCGACTAACGCGCTGATAACAAAACAGTGGCGTTTGAGTCCCGAGGGATTATCGGCTGTTGGAACATCGCCTTTCCAACGTCGTCAAGCAGTGACTGGGCACCTTTCCACGAAGTTACAGGACGTTGCAGGTGCAATGAAGAAAGACATGGCGCAACGCGGCATGGATGCTGCTGCCTATACAAAAGCAGTGATAGACACGACTCTGGATAAGAGTATGAAGGGAGCCTCGAAGAGAGAACGCAGCGCAGCGCGTCAATTCTCCATTCAACTTCTTAAATCGGACGGGAACATAGGAACGACCAACAACTTGGCTAAAGGTCTGATCGCGCAGACCGAGTATCAAGTGAATGATCACATATCCACGCTGAACACAGGGTTACGTCGCAAGTCAAACTTCGGGGATTCACCAAGAGATGAGAGCCAGGTAGGTTTTGCGACCTTCCTGATGAAACAGAATCGCGGCACTGGTACAAAGGTCGGTGCAGGACGAATCATCAGCCCTGAACATGCGGAGCTTTATACGAGGGCTACCCACGCAAGGAAGGTGGCGCAGGACACCAAACCCATTGAGGTGACTCGTGGAATGGCAGCGCGTGTGGCAACACAGCTGAATGCAGGCAAAGCCCCAACGAGCCCGGAAGAAACACTGAAAACATTGGAAACCCAAGGCGGGATCCGCGCACGCTTTAGTCCAACGTCATCTAGTGCAACACCGAGCTTCAGTCGTACAGGTAAAAGGAGTAGTAAGGGAGCTGGTGCGCAATCCAACCTCAGCAATCTTGCCCGCTCGATCATGGGCAGAAAAGGTAATGAGAATATGACGATGGAGCAAGCCATGCGGATCGCCAAATCCGAGAGAGGCGACTCAGCAGCGCATCCACCTCGGGTTGCGGCGTATGTCCAGACACGGGAGGATTTAGAGAAGGAGGGAAAAGGGAAAAAGTGCGGTGAGAGCCACATTGCCAAATCTCACGAATGCACTATTGGTAAGACTAAGAAGGGAGAAAGGAGTGCTGCTTACCGAGCTCGGCAGGTTAGCAGTATTGCCTTAAGGACAGCCGCTGTAGGAGGTGGTGCAGCGTTAGCGGCTTACGGTCTTACTTCTAAGAAAGGTGGGATGGACGTTAGTACACGGATGTCATTAGCGTTGTATGGCAGTGCAATATCAGGACTGTCGGTTTTATCTTTAAAGAATGAGCGTAATTCAACGAAGTCACCTAAGCAGTTTGCCGCTGAGATACGCAAATTGGAGAAGATGCCTGATGCCGAACCTGAGACGGTCAAGAAATTTGCTGAATTCGTGGAAGAAGCAGGGATAGATCAACAGCGAGTGGGCATAAAGGTCTCCTTAGGAGGAGTAAAGGGCTATTTCGATACAGGTAAGCCAAACCGCTTACAAGCGACAGACCTCACGAAACAAGGCATGACGGATAAGGACTACCAAGCAATGGGTGGTGCGATGCGTGGCTACATGTCTGATAGGAAAGCCAAAACACCTGAACAGCAAGATGCACGTAATATTTCCAAGACAAATATGAAAGCACTACAAGATAATTGGGGTCCAGTTGCTTCTTTCGCTGGGAAAGAGGAACTAAACAACAGCTATGGAACCTATATCAAGGTGCATGAATTAGGACATGCGATTCATTACAGAGGAGATTTTAAGACACCATCGCGTGTGGTCGTTGGAGGTAAAAGCTATCAGGGTGACGCACTGGAACGTGAGCTTCGTAAGTCTGTAGGTATCTACGGTCAAACCGATATACGCCGAGACCCAAAGAAGGTTACGAAAACCGATTATTACAGTCAAGGTAATCGCCTAGAGACGTTTGCTGAAAACTTCGCCATGTATTCCCTAAGTGGGAAGCAGATGAAGAAGGACTTCCCTGTTGCTTACGAATGGACGAAGCAGACCTTTGAAGATTCTTTGGCTAAACCAGTCAAGAAAAACCCTATACCTATGAAAGATATGATTCAGAAGCAGGGTTACGCAGGTTTTGGCACTTTTGATCCCTACGAGAAGCGTAGAGATGCTGAGACTGCATTAGCAGCAGTGTTTGCTGACCTTCAGAAGGCAGCTTCTACAGGTAATATGAAGGCCGCAATGAGCACGTTCACCGAGAACGGTGCTCGCATGTCCGAACCGCAGCTAGCCATAGCGCTGCAATGGATCGAGGCATCCAGGGTTACTGCTAAAGCGTTGGAGTCTGAACCTAAGGAAGAAAAGCCCAAGAAACCAAGAGGTGATGCCGAAGAATTAACCCCCCGAGCACGGTCATATAAGCAAGTGCGGGAGGATCTAGAAAAGCGCAGCAAAGGAAAAAAGTGCGGCGGTAGTTATATCACGAAGACATACACCTGCTCTAAGGGAGGGCAAACAGCTAACGCTTCCGATGAAGCCCCACCATCATCAAAGCGTAAGTACATCAAGATTGCCGCTGCAGCATTGGCTTTAGGTGCGGCCAGTGGGGCAATAGCAGTTGCGTGGGATGCCCATCAGCTAAAAACTGGAATGGGCCTACCAGCAACACGATCCTTTAAGCAAGTAATGACTCGTTATAGACGAGAGAACGGTCTATCAGGAGTACCTAATCAGGAAGTGTATGGTCGTTATTACGATGATCTTGTCCAAAAAGAAGGATGGAAAGTCGGAGAGATAGTGTATGAGAGGAGTCCTAGAAGTCAAGGTGGGCACTTTGCGGTGTATGCGGGCAAAACTAAGCGTTCACCCGATAGTGATGTAACTGCGCATACGTTCATCAGTTTTGGCAGGGCGGTGTCCAAAACTAGATCTGGTTCAATGTGGGCTGAGGAGTATGGCCCTGGCGCAGATTTGAGTGCTGCATCCGCCTTCCGCAGGGTTCCAAAGGCTTATAGATCTCCTATTAAATACAATCAAGATGAGTTATTGAACCGTACTGAAGCCCTGTGGGGAAGACCTATTAAGTACAACGTATTCACTAATAACTGCGAACATTGGGCTAGGGCGCTTGTGGGTGATGTTCCACGATCACGCGCAACAGACAGACTGACCGCTGTTACTAAAACGTATGTGAAAATCATGAGACCTCGTGCGAGAGAGGTCTATTTCCCAGGCGAAGCAAGCGCACGGGACGTTGCTCGTGAGTTTGCCAAGGGTGACCCCTCTTCTAGTTCTGCCAGTTCATGGGACTGGCTCCTTTCATCCAAAGGGAGATCCGACGCGATAGACATCCCCGAGATCGGTTTGATTTCACCCAAGGAAGTCATCGAAGGAGCTAACAGTGGTATTGAGGCGGTATCTCGTGTCAAGCGTTATCTGATGGTATTGAATGGAATGATGGCGAAGGCTAAGCAAGCAGAACTGAAGGAAGCAGATGCCACAGGCTGAATTCGGGATCGTCGAGGAATACAACAAGCTCCTCCGCACAGAGGAGGACGTGATCATCAAACGCCTGAACCGCATTCTTGATACTTCGTTCACTGGTCTGGTACGACGCATCAGGGCGGAGCTGCGCATAAGCGGCAATGCATCCTCGATTGAGCGCAACATGTTGTTGTTGCAGGAGTTACGCAAGTTGATCCCAGCGGTCAACCCCAATAAGGCAGATCTTTATGACCGACTGCTGGAGCGTTTAATCACCAGTTCAACGAGCTCGGGGCAGTACGTCGCGGATGCCTTAATGCATGAAATGGCACCCAAGTGGCCCCGTATTGACGTATCGATCCCTTTAGAGGCCGTAACTGCGGCGGTGAAACAGTCACACGGTTACCTACGAAAACACGGAGAGAAATTCGCGGAAACTAGCTCCAACCTGATAGCGCAAGGGATTGCGGAGGGCCGTTCTATTGATTCGATGGTGAGCGATATGCGTAAGCGGTTAGGCGTGGTTAAGTCAAGAAGTGCGTGCATCGTGAGGACAGAGAGTCTCCGTGCATATAACAGTGCCAGCAATAACTACTACGCCAATCAAGGGATCAACAAGGTTCTGTACTACGCAACTGCCGATGATCGTGCGTGTCCGACTTGCGCTCCACGGGGCGGCAAGATTTATGAGCGCAGTTCTATTACAGTGCCTATTCATCCTCGGTGCCGTTGCTATCTGGCTCCTTGGGATGTCGATGTTGCTCGTATCGATCCTGTCTACCGCGCTACGGGGGAGCGTCACCGTAGGGAGATGGAGAAGGCAGTAACGATCGAGCCGTTCAACCTGAATAGACCTGGAGCGTTTGAGCAGATAGTGCCCACCCCAATACCGGCCTAGACTGATCCATCCAGTACAGATCAGGTCATGCCAGTCACCAAAACAAAAGAGGTGGAGCAGGCTCCTGGCAAGGTCCAGGATGCAGAGATCGTCGAAGATGGTTGCGCCAGCTGCAAAACAGGTAAATGCGGCTGCAAGAAATGCAAGACCAAACGGTCCAGAGGCGTCAAACGACTAGGTGTGGCTGATAAGAACGACGCTCTAACCCCTCAGGAGTATTTGGCGGCATGTGATTTAGGAGTCCAGGGGCGCAGCAGAAGCTATATCCGAGCTCGGTTAGACGTATCAACTAAAACAGGCCTCCCAGGCAAGAAGTGTGGCGGTAGCCATATTGCAGCGAGTGCTACCTGTCACAACGGCAAACCACCCCGTAAATCTACCAAGCGTGCGACATATAAAAACATCAATGAGGGGCTTAAAGCTGGACCTAATGACACTAGAGGGGAGAAGATTGCACAGGGAGCTGGGAAAGCAACAAGAGCTGCTGGGATCCTTGTTGGGGGACTCGGCTTAGTGACAGGCAATTTCAACAAATTTGCTAGTGGATACGCTCTTGCGAATGCGGGTAATGCGGCTATTAGTGGCGCTGCAGCTTCTAGAGCGTCTAGGGCAGGCGAAACAGAATTGGCTGAAGTGTATCGAATGCGGGGGGCCAGGGCATCTTTTACTGCACTTGCTCTTGGTGCAGTAACTCCCGGTCTTGGTAAGGCTGCATACGGCGGCGCAAAATCTGCTGCCAGAGGAGCTGGTATTGCTTCCGGCAATGTTTATAGGGGTGCGAAGTCAGCAGCATTCAACGTCGAGCAGAGTACGCGGGGTTTCAAAAAGGTGAAGCGCAGACCTAGTCGTAAGTCTTCTTCCTTAGCAATTTGGGCAGATGGTTTTTCATCCCCGACTACGGGGGAACTCCTCTGATGCTTTATCTTCGGGAGGCCATTGATGTTTACTGGTGGGCTCCTGGCAACAGGATTTCCTCTCATGTTCTTTGGAGAGGATCCACAGCTGCATCAAAAGCGACTCTCTTGTTTCTTTCATAGTTAATCCAATGCTTACGGTTGCTGAGATCAAAGCTGCTCTGAGTACGAGGCAAGCTTCGGTGTCTGGAAGTAATGCTGATAGCGGTGAGGCTTCAACCAAGGAGCAGATGGAGCACCGCAACGGAAATCTAACGCCTAGATCAGTAAATGCTTCTGGTTTTGGAAATAAGGCCAAGAAGGATTGACCCAATGTTCGGTAAAACATGCCCGCGATGTGGAGCTTGTTGGTTCCGCAACAACGAGACCGGAGAACTCGCCCACTATTGGGCCACGGGTGTAAAAGGCAAACCAGGCTCGGAACGCGATTTAGCCGGGCTGGTGTGCAACCTTATAGGAGATAGCGAGTGCATCAATCCCG